AAAATGGATGGCTAATGACTGGAGAAAATCAGACGGAAAACCAGTAGAAAATCAACAAATTATCTACGATATACATCAATTATTAGCTTCTGGAAATTTCCATGTAAATATAAATTATATCAAGGGTCATAGTGGAATTGTTGGAAATGAACTTGCCGATAAATTAGCTACTGGCACCATGACCGCAGAAGAAGTCTATTTCAGTGACGTTAAAAATAATATTCCAAACATGGGTTATTTCTCAGGAAGAGATAATTGGAGATCAGAATGTCAATACAAAGATGATCCTAAGTATTGGATAACTGGAATTGAAGATGGGTGGATTTATCCGAATAAAGCCCTACGAAATTGGTATAAGCAATATAAACAAGAAAATAGTAAAAATGATACATTATAAGTCAAGAAATCAAAATCTTGACTTTTTTAATTGATTATGTTATAATAATTATATATAAGGAAGGTTTATGTAATGGCAAAAAAGAAAACTGATAAAACATTATATACTGAAGATAGTATTGAGTCATTATCTCCCCTTGAATTTACTCGACTAAGACCAGGTGTATATGCAGGTGATACTACATATTCCACTCAACTTTTAGTCGAAATCCTATCCAATGCGATTGATGAATATCGTTTGGGTCATGGAGATAAAATTGATGTAAAGATAGATAAAGATACAGTTATTGTACGTGATTACGGTCAGGGTTTTATTCCTAATTCATTTAGAGAAGATGGAAAGACAATTCTTGAAGCCGCTTTTAGCGTATTAAACACATCGGGAAAATATCGTGAAGATGGAACCTATGAAGGAACCTCTCTTGGTTCTTTTGGCATTGGTAGTAAAATTACTACTTTTTTATCTCACTGGCTAACTGTTACAACTATTAGAGATAATCAATTTGAAAATTGCCGTTTTCTTGAAGGTGTCTTTGATAAAAGAGAAAGTGGTGCTTGTAATGAATTAACTGGATATGAGACTGGAACAAGAGTTTGTTGGAAACCATCAGAAGAGTTTTTCACACACACAACAGTAGAGTTAAATAAGATAAAAACCTTGTTTAAAACTATTACAGCATTGTGTCCAGGTTTAACCATTAATCTTGACGCTAATGGAGAGAAAACTTCTTATACCTCTACGAATGGTATTAATGACCTTGTAGATGAAGCGGTTAAATCCAATGAATTAATTGATAATCGTTTTAATATGAATTTCGTAGATGGTAAGAATAAGATGGATATGGTAATGACCTATACTTCTTCATATGGTACGACATTGATTCCATATGTAAATACAGGTCTTACAGAATCTGGCCAGCATATTGTACAGGTTAAAACTATTATCACAAGAGAGTTTAACAAGTTCTTTAAGGAAAAGAAGTGGCTCAAAGATAAAGAAGAAAATCTTTCTGGTGAAGATATTCAAGAAGGACTTTATATTATCTTCAATATTACCGCACCAGGAGTAGCATATGATGCTCAGGTTAAGTCAAGAATTACCAAGATTGATATGGCACCATTTACTCGCGCACTTGTAGATAATCTAGTCTCTTGGATGAATGCGAATGAGAAAGAAGTTAAATTAATTGCGGACAAGGCAATTAACGCACGTAAAGCACGAGAGGCAGCAAAGAAGGCTCGTGATACTGCTCGTGCCGCAACTAAGAAAAAAGAGAAAGCCCTTAAATTCGACACAAAACTCGCAGACTGCAAAGGTAAGCCACGTAAAGATTGTGAGATTTATATTACCGAGGGTGATTCCGCTTCTGGCAACCTCAAACTTGCAAGAGATAACTCATTCCAAGCAGTTATGCCAGTAAGAGGTAAAATTCTTAATACTCAGAAAGCAACATTGGATAAGATCCAGAAGAACGCAGAAATTATGACAATGATTGATGCTTTTGGATTGACTGTTGATATGAAAACAATGAAAATCACATATAAGCCTGAGGATTTGCGATATGGTAAGATTATCATTGAATCTGATGCTGATGTAGATGGAAGTCATATTAAGAACCTATTTTATACTTTCATTTGGAATTTCTGTCCTCAACTTATTGAAGATGGCTATATCTATGCAGGCGTTCCTCCTCTATATAAGATTACTCTTGGAGGAAATAAAGGCTATAAGTACCTTAAAGATGATGCTGCACTTGAAGAGTTCAGAAAGACTCATCAGGGTAGCAAGTATCAGGTTAATCGCCTAAAAGGACTTGGAGAAATGTCTGTTGAAGAAACAGAAGAAACTCTTACCGATCCTAATAATCGCATTATTAAACAGATTACAATCGAAGATGCTAAGGCCGCAGATATGTTATTTGAAACTCTCATGGGTTCAAGCGCAGGTTTAAGAAAAGAATATATTAAGAATCACAGCGAAGAAGCTGGCGAATATAACGCAGAATAAAATTTTTGATAATTAATATAAAATATGATATAATAAATAAGAAGAGGATAAGTATGGAAAATTTTGAATACTTAAAAACTACACTTGAATCAGAAGCAATTACTGATTTACTGCTTGATAATAGTATGGAAGATGGAAGATTATCTTCAGCTATTTCTGAGAATACTGTTATAGATTATTTAGCAGATAGCTTATCCAATACTGATATTTATATTGAAAAAGCTCCTAGACCAAGATATTGGTATGATTTCTGTATTAAATATCATGGAAATTTTTATCCAGTTAATTTAAAAATAACAGAAGGAAGAACAGCTGATAATATTTCATCTAAGTTTGGAATGTTTTATGCGCTAACTGGATTACAATATGATGAAATTAAAGATGAAGGTAATCTAAATCATTGGGAAGATTTCAATAAAGCATTAAAGAAATTTTATTGCGACAATGATAAGGATTATTACTTCTTAATTGTTTTCAAGAACACAAATAAAATTCTTTTTACCTCATTAAAAAGAATTGATACTTTGGTTCCAAATGGAAATAATCTTCCTTTCCAGTGTAATTGGGGAAAAAATATATCCTTTACTACACGTTCTCGTGAAGAACAGTGCGCATACATTTTACAAACATTTACAGAATCTTTTAAAAGAAAGGTTTCTGGTTTAGATATTTTACTAGAATGGGAGCAAGAAAGAGCTTATGGACAATAAAGAATTATATGGTCAATTTTTTACTCCCACTCAAATAGCAGAAGAAATGGTTAGTCTTATAGAAAATGAAGGTTCTATTTTAGAACCTTCTTGTGGTGCAGGAGTTTTCTTAGATTTACTTCCATCTGCCATGGGAGTAGAAATTGATCCAACCGTTGCTCACAAACGAGCAAAAGTAATGAATTTCTTTGATTTAAAAGATGTTAGTTTTGATACCATTATTGGGAATCCTCCATATATAAAGTATCAAAACATTGACTCTGATACAAAAAGAAAACTTCCTCAAAAATTTGATTCAAGAACTAATCTATATATATTTTTTATAGACAGATGCATTGATCTATTAAAACCAGGAGGAGAATTAATATTCATAACCCCTAGAGATTTTATTAAAGCCACATATGCGCTAAGTCTTAACAAAAGGCTGTTTGAACAAGGAGGCTTTACCTTTTGGAAGGAATTTGGTGATATTCAAGTATTTCCAGATGCAGCCCCAAATGTAGTAATTTTTAGATGGGTTAAAGGAGGTTCTCATACCATTCCTGTTGAATGTAATAATGGCTATTTAGTAATTAACTCTGATAATAGTAAAAATAAACAGAAGGTAATTATAAGTGATATATTTGATGTTTTAGTGGGTGGAGCAAGTGGATTAAACAATGTTTTTATTGAAGAAACTGGAAATATTGATCTAGTGGTTTCTGATACTAAAAGAACTGGTTTAACCAAAAAGGCTCATTATTATACAGAACCAAATGAGTATATGTTACAGCATAAACAAGCTCTCTTAAATAGAAAAATTAAACACTTTACAGAATCTAACTGGTGGGAATGGGGACGAGCAATTCGTCACATTAATAAAGAAAAGATTTATGTAAATAGTAGAACAAGAGATATGAAACCATTCTTTACAAATGACAGCGGATGGTTTGATGGTTCTATTCTAGCTTTAGTACCAAAAGACAATAACAAATATAGTATTTCAAAATTAATAGATATTTTAAATGATACAGATTGGGATGCTCAAGGATTCTTAGTTGGAGGAAGACTTATCTTTGGACAAAGGTCTTTATCTAATGCATATATCTTGATTGATGATAAGGAGGCTGGAGAATAAAATGCAGAATAATGATATTTATGATGAATTACATCGAAATTTTATTGAATATGCATATGCGGTAAATACTGATAGAGCAATTCCATCTGCATTAGATGGCCTCAAACCAGTAGCAAAGCGTATTTTATATTCATGTGATATTGAAGGTCGCTCATCCTCTAAACCACATGTTAAATCCGCCCGAATTGTAGGCGATGTAATGGGTAAGCTTCACCCTCATGGTGATAGTTCTATCTATGGCGCGATGGCTCGACTTTCTCAAGATTGGATTATGCGTTATCCGCTTATTGACTGGCATGGCAATAATGGTAACATTGTGGGTGATGGACCTGCGGCTGCACGTTATACGGAGGCTCGTTTAGCCAAAATTGCGGAAAAGGGTTTATTAAAAGGATTGGATAAAGATATTGTAGATTTCATTCCAAACTATGATGAAACAATGGAAGAACCTGTTGTTTTACATTCAATTTTTCCTAACCTTCTCTGTAATCCAAATAGCGGTATTGGCGTAGCTATGGCGTGTAACTGGGCGCCGCACAATCTTAAAGAAGTGGCTGGGGCAATTGCTCAGTATATGAATGGTGAAGAACCAACTCTTCCAGGTCCTGACTTTCCAACGGGAGGAATTGTCATCAACAAGGATGATATTCCTGATATTATGCGAACAGGTCATGGTAGCGTAAAGATTAGAGGAAAATATAAAACAGAGAAAAATAATATCGTGTTTTATGAGATTCCTTATGGAATTACCGTAGAATCTTTACTTGCGCAGATTGGCGATGCCGCAGAAGAAATTAACGGTATTGATGATGTTCGAGACGAAACTAACAAGAAAGGTATTAGAATTGTTATTGAACTCGAACGTGGGGCAAATGTAAATTATATTGTAAATCAACTTTTCGCAAAGACAGATTTACAAACAACATTCTCTTATAATCAGGTTGCTCTTGTGGGTAAGACTCCAACAGAGTTAAACCTTAAAGATTGCTGCAAGATTTATGTAGATCATAATCTTTCTTGCTTAAGAAGAGAACTTGAATTTGATATTAGAAAAGACAAGGCTCGCGTTGAAATTATTGAAGGCTTGTTAAAAGCAATCGAAGATATTGATAATATCATTGCCTTAATTAAGAAATCTGATAATTCAGCTGCGGCAAAAGATGCTTTAATTGCTAAATATAAATTTACAGAGAATCAAGCAAAAGCTATTCTTGCAATGAGATTAAGCTCCTTGGCTAAATTGGAAGGAATTGAATTAAATCAAGAAAGAGACGAACTTTTAGATAGAATTAATTCCAATAATCTTATTTTAAGTTCTGATCAAAAGCAAAAAGATATAATTCTTAGCCGATTAGGTCAGATTGTAAATGAATTTGGCGATGACCGTAAGACTGAATTGGCACAGATTACCATAGCAAAGGAAGATAAAGAAATCGCTGCAGTTGAGCCAGAGAAAGTAGCGGTAATTATGACTGAATCTGGTTTAATTAAGCGAGTTCCTGTAACCGCATTTAAAACTCAAAAGCGAGGCGGCAAGGGAGTCAAAACTAATGATGATATTGTAAATTCTGTTATCAGAACCAACACAGTAGATTCATTAATGGTCTTTACAGATAAGGGTAATATGTATCGACTCTTGGTTGATAAGATTCCTGAAACAAATAACATAACAAAGGGTGTTCCTATTACAACACTTCTCTCTCTTGCACCAAATGAAAAACCAGCAGTAATATATTCTATCTACAAAGATACTGATGCAAAATTCGTATTGTTTGTAACAAAGAATGGCGTTGTTAAGAAGACTCCAATAGATGAATATATTAAGACAAAAAAGAAGACTGGTATATCTTCTATCTCATTGCGTGAAGGTGACAGTTTAGCAAGTATCGGTTTAATTAAAGATGAACCAATTATGCTTATCACTAAAAAGGGTATGTGTATTAAATTCAGTTCATTAGATATTGCTCCTACTTCTCGTTCAACACAAGGAGTTAAGGGTATTACTCTTAATGATGGAGATGAAGTAGTTGCTGCACTTGTAGTAAGAGACGAGAATGACTCTCTTGGAATATTTGCAGTTAATGGAAATAGTAAGAGAGTTGCTGCTAGTGAATTCATTACACAGAAGCGTGGTGGAAAGGGTGTTATCTGCTATAAGGGTGATAGCGAAGTAGCTGATGCCGCACTTCTTAATGATGAAGATACAGTTCTTATTATAGGACTTTCTAAATCAATTTGTATTTCAGCCAAGGATATTTCTACTCTTGGACGAAATGCGTCTGGCGTAATAGCCATTAAAGATAGAATACAATCAGTTTCAAAGGTGTAGAAATACACCTTTTTGTTTTTAATAAAAAATTATGGTAAAATATAAATATGAAATATTATGTTAATAGATTAAATGAAGAAAGTGATTATCATACAACCGCTATTGGTTTATTTAAATTTAACAATGGCCATCACTGGGAAGGAGAAGGCAATTTTTGCGGCTGGTATGGGGCAGAATCTTATACTAATGTTATTTTATTAGGCTATTATACTATTCCAGCAGATTCTATATATGAGCCAAAAGGTAAAAAACATATAAAAGAAATTGATTTATTAGATGAATTTGATATTAGAGATAAAATATACATTGGTTCAATTATTTGTGAAAAAGTCTTTGAAGAAGACGATGATTATAAAGCTCTTCAACGATTTTTTAAAGAGGATTTTTAACTATGTTTATTAAATCAACAAAAGTAAAAAATTTAGAACATGAAATAAAAGAAGCAAATAATGCATATTATAATTCTGATACTCCAATTATGTCTGATCAAGAATATGATTTAAAATTGGAGAAACTAAAAGCCCTTGAAGAGAAGTATAAAATTCCAGAAGATCAAAGAGGTTCTCAAATAGTTGGCGCACCAGTATTAGATAAGCTAGAGAAAATTGCTATTACTCCGCGTCCAATGTTAAGTCTGGATAAATGCCATACAGCAAAAGAGATTAAAGATTTCTGCAAGGACAAACCTGTTTTCGCATCATTAAAATGCGATGGTGTTTCAGTTAGACTTAAGTATAAAAATGGTCATTTATATTCCGCTAATACAAGAGGTGACGGCCAGATTGGTTCTGATATTACAGAACATGTTAAATATTTTACTTGCACGCCAACATTTATTGGAATGCCAGGTGAATATATTATAGACGGTGAAGCTGTTATTAAATACTATGCTTTTGATAAAATCAATCAAAATAATGAATTTAAGAATCCTCGTAATACGGTTGCTGGTTCATTAAATTTACTTGATTTAAATATTGTAAAAGAGCGTCTGATTACATTTATCGCATGGGAAGTTATTACTCCTGAACCAGGCCAAACCAAAACAGAAGCACTTAGAACTGCTCTTGGTTTGGGATTTAATGTTGTACCTTATCTTTTACCAGATTTAAACGTTAATGATATTGATGAAGTAAATAGACAGGTTAGAAACCTGGATAAAGATATTCCAAATGATGGTGTAGTATGGAAATTTAATGACTACGCATATGCGGAATCTCTTGGTGCAACTGGCCACCATTTTAGAGATGGAATTGCGTGGAAACCAGAAATTGAAACAGTTGAATCTCATTTAAAATATATCGACTGGACTATGGGCCGTACTGGTGTACTTACACCAGTAGCAGTATTTGAACCGATTGAATTAGATGGTTCTACTGTTGAACGAGCAAGTCTTCATAACTATAGCGTTTTACGTAAAACTTTAGGGCCTTGTGCTTATGTTGGTGAAAAAGTAAAAATTTTTAAAGCCAATATGATTATACCTCAAATTTTAGAAGCTGGTCCTCATTATGGTTATGAAGAGATGGTTGCGGCTGGGAGTGTTTCTGCAAATGATGTAATAGAACAATGTCCAATATGCGGTGGAGACGTAGCACTTGAGACTTCTCCAGATGGAGTTATGAATTTTGTTTGTGCGAATCCAGGTTGTCCAGGTAAATTAGTAAATAGATTAGATCACTACTGCGGAAAGAAAGGCCTAGATATTAAAGGATTATCTGAAGCAACTTTAGAGAAACTTATTGACTGGGGTTGGATTGAGAATCTGAAAGATATTTATTTGCTTGAGGATCATAGGGATGAATGGATTAAGAAGCCAGGATTCGGTGCTAAATCAGTAGATAAAATTTTAGCCGCAATTACTGCCTCAAGAAACACAACATTAGATTCTTATATATCAGCTATTGGTATTCCACTTGTTGGCAGAAATACTGCAAAAGAATTGGCAAAACATTTTAAGACTTATGCTGAATTTAGAGATGCGGTTAAAGATGATTCTTATCATTTCTTTAAATTAGATAATTTTGGAATTGAAATAGACCATAGTATTAAACATTTTGATTATGCTGAAGCTGATGAAATAGTAAGAATTTTAACTTTTGACGAAAACAATCCTCAAGAAGAACAGCAAGATTCTTCTTTAGCAGGTCAGACCTTCGTTATTACTGGTTCTTTGAAAACTTATAAAAATAGAGCTGCTCTCCAGAAGGATATTGAAGCCAAAGGAGGTAAAGTAGGAAATTCTATTACATCCAAAACAACTTATCTTATTAATAATGATATTGATTCAGTCTCAAGTAAAAACCAAAAGGCTAAACAGCTCGGAGTACCTATTATCACAGAAGAGGAATTTATTTCTAACTTCTTGCGTTAATAAAAAAAATTATGTATAATATAAATGTAAAAATTAAGGAACAGTTATGGCAAGTAAGGCACGTATAAAGAAAATCGCAGAACGAATAAGTCAGCTCGAAAGTATGCGCTCAAACCCAACATTGCGTGAGACCGCAGAGCAGGAGATACAGGATATCTGCCTAAAAAATAATTTGAGCTTGGAAGAACTTTTTGAGATTGATGAATTGGTGCTGAGAAAATTAAATAAAAAATAAATTGACTTAACTAAAAAAATGTGATATAATTTTTACATCAATAATAAAATATATTTAGATTAAAGGAGAAATTATTATTATGGCAATGAATGAAAATTCTAGAAATGTATTGAATTATCTTAAGCAGCACAATGGTGAGAACCTCACAGCAGAAGATGTTGCAAAGGCTCTCGGCATTCCAAACAAGCGTTCTGTAGATGGATGCTTCACAGCACTCTGCCGCAAGGGACTTGGTGTTCGCACTCCTGCTGAAATTGAGCTTGATGATGGCTCTCATAAAGCAATTAAGCTTCTCAGTCTTACAGCAGAGGGCATGGCATTTAACCCAGATGCAGAAACAGATGCGAAGTAATAACAGTTAAATATGGGGTAGATAAATTCTACCCCTATTTTTCTAAGAGGGTATTAGAATGAATTGAATACATATTTTAATCATAATATTTGTGGTTGCTTTATTAGCCTATGGTTATTTATTATTAAATACATTCTATAAAAGAAAAGTAGAACTCGATAAAGAAACCGAAGAGAAAAATAAAGAATTAACTGCAAAACATAATGAATTAATATCAAAAATTGCTTCAGAAGAAACTGCAATTCAAGCATTAGTAAATAAAAAAAGAGATTTAAATGATGATATAACTCGTATTTCAGAAGAATCAAAAGCTAAGGCGCAAGAAACATATGATTTAGCTTTTGACGCAATGCAGGAGCGTATGTCGCAATCTGCTGAAGAAGCATCTAAGAAATATCGTCAAGCAGAAAATGAAGCAAAAGAACAATATCTTGAACTTTTAAAAGAAGTCCAAGAGGAATATAAAGCAAGAGTTGATGAAGTAGTTGAAGTATCTGATCTTCTGGACGAAATGAAAAAGAAAGTTCGTGCCGCAAATGAAGAAGAACTTCGCAGACTTGCATCAGAAGATAAAAAGAGATTTTATCAAATTCATATTACAGAAAACCAGTTATGGGATATAGATGTCCTCAAAAAGGCAGTTAAAGAATTGCGAGGAGATACTTCTGCCATTAACAAGGTAATCTGGGAAGTTTATTACAAGCGTCCAGTTACCGATCTATTAAACAGAGTTACTCCTTCTGGAACTCCTATGGTTGGTATATATAAAATAACAAATCTTGATACCAATAAATGTTATATCGGACAAAGTGTAGATATTCGAACTAGATTTAGAGATCATATTAAGGCAGGTCTTGGTATCAATGCATCAAACAATAGATTTTATACAGAAATGAAAGATGTTGGTCCAGAGCATTTTATGTATGAAGTCATTGAGGAATGTGATCGTTCAAGATTAAATGAACGCGAACGCTTTTGGATTGATTATTTCCAAAGTGCAGATTATGGCTTTAATACAACTCGTGGAAACAACACAGAGGAATAAATAATGGTTAAAATAATTCGTGAGCCAGGTAGTGGCAAAACAAAAGAAATTATGGGTTTATGTGCGGCTGAGGGTGCTACATTTGTATGTAGAAATCCAGAAGCAATGCTAGTTAAAGCAAAATCATATGGATATGATATTACAATTATATCTTATATTGAATTTTTGCAAGAATCAAGCAAATATTTACCAAACTGTTATTTAGATGATATTGATGAATTCCTTGCGGCAATTGGATGCGATGTTAAGGGATTCGGAGGAAATATTTAATGAAATTTGAAAATTATGAAGTATGTAATATTAATCATGCTATAATGGGTATGCGTAATCCTTTAGCAAGTTGGGATAGATCAGATAGCCGTTTTGCACTTTCTGGAGATATTAACTTTTTTGGGGTTGATATCGCTGATAAGTGGGTAGAAAAAATGCATCCTGAACTTAAAAGAGGAACAGTTGAATATGGCCGTAAAGAGGACGAATATCTCGATTGGCTTTTCAAAAATGGTACTATTAAAGCAGATGAAACAGGGCGTGCATATAAAATGACCTGGATTGGTCCAAATGATATGGATTTAGCTAAACGTTTAATTGCGGGCGGACCAGAACATCGTAAATTTTTACGTCAAATTTTTGTAAGTGTAGATATTACCGCACCGATTTATTGGTGGAAAGAATTTGATACATATAAAGTAGGCACTTGTGCTAATTCTACTTCCACAATGCATAAATTGGCTTCAACTCCTATTACAATAGATTGTTTTGAAATTGATGATTATAATCCAGATTTAATCTTTGAAGAAGGTATTGACGATCATGGAGACACTCCATATAGTTACCATATTTCTGTTAGAGATGTTATAGGCGAAAAAGAAGAAGATTTTCATCAACTTGAAACTATTATTGGATTCTTAGAGTCTTTACGCCAAAAGTACAACAAAACAAAAGATAAGCGTTACTGGAAAGAACTTGTACGTTGGCTACCAGAAGGCTGGCTACAGACAAGAACAGTAACTATGAATTATGAAAATTTAAGAACTATCTGCCATCAAAGACAGGGGCATAAGCTAACTGAATGGGCGCAATTTATTGATTGGGCGCATGAGTTACCTTACAGCACACCACTCATCTTTGACGAAGAGAAGTAAATTGCTTCTATTGGATTTTTTTGTTATAATAAAGTATAAGGATTTGAAAGGGAAATACAATGAAAAGAGAATTTTTAGATTTTATTAACAAACTAATGGAACACGATAAAGCATTTACAGATAGTATTATTTCAGATGATATAAAAGATTATATCAAAATCCTTGAAGATGATAATGCAGGAAAACCTGAAATTACTGATAGTGGAAAAGTTGTCCTAAAGTATATGCAGGACAATGACATCAAGCTTGGTAAAGCAAAAGATATTGCGAATGGATTGGGAATTTCTTCCAGAGCTGTATCTGGTGCTTTAAGAAAATTGGTATCAGACGGCTTCGCTGAGAAGGTTTCTAAAGATCCTGTGGTATATGCTATAACAGATAAAGGAAAAAATTATAAAATTGACTAAGGAGAATTATTAAAATGAAAAAGAGAATGATTAATGGTACTAGAATTGAAGGCGTTTTATACCAGCATAGTCTTGAATTAAAGGTCTCTGGCCCTAACTCCAAAAAGCCAGGCACAGAATTTATTAGCGGTGCAATTGAAGTTGCAACAAATAACGCAATGACAAATATTGTACCAGTTCATTTCACCTATGTTACCGCTACAACAAAGCAGGGCAAGGAAAATGCAACATTCACAACATTAAAGAGTATTATTGATAAGAAGATTGGTTGCTACACAGATCCAGAAGTAGGAGATAAGGCGGCAAAGGTTCGTGTTGATTCTACTATTGGTCTTAACGAATTCTATTCTGACCGTAATGGTGCAGAGGAACTTGTATCTGTAAAGAGATGTGAGGGCGGATTCGTTCATGTAACTACTTCTATTAATGAAAATGAAAATCAGCGTAACACATTTGAAGCAGATGTAGTTATCGTTGGTGCTCGCGATAGAGATGCTATCGAAGATGATGCAGGAAATGTTACTTCTCCTGCAAAGGTAATCATTGATGGTCG